TTTTAGGAGAAATAAAAATGGCATTTCAAGTAAGTCCAGGCGTTCTCGTTAAAGAGATTGACTTGACAAATGTCGTTCCTGCTTCTGCTACTTCCATTGGTGCAATAGTTGGTGCATTTGAAAAAGGCCCAATGAATGAAGTTATTCCAATTGGTTCAGAACAGGAATTGATTCAAGTATTTGGTAAGCCAAATAATACAAACTTTGAAAATTGGTTTACTGCTGCAAACTTCTTGCAATACGGTAATGCTCTAAGAGTAGTAAGAATTGAAACAGGTGCAAGAAATGCGATTTCTGGTGGTGGCGTAGAATTATTAACAGATAATGCTAATTCAGACGGTTCTAGCGCACCAGATGGAGATGGTTCAACAACTGATTTTACAATGGCACAATCTGTTTCTGACGCAGATTTGTTAAGTGTAACAGTTGCTGGAATTACAACAACAGCATTCACAGTAAATGGAACAACTATTTCATTTACTTCTGCTCCCCCAGCTGGTTCAGGAAATATTAGTGTCAAACTTGGTGCTAAAATTACCAACGATGACGATTATGAAAACAATTATGCTAACGGACAAGGTTCTTTTGGTAATTGGGCGTCCAAGTATCCAGGAGATTGGGGTAACTCACTAGGAGTTTCAATTTGCGGTTCAGCTGATGCATATGAGAAAACTAATGTAACCACAACAACTGCTGAAGAACCAGTAGGCGAAACAGTAATTGCTGTAACAAGTGTTGCTGGGTTTCAAGTAGGTGATGTTGTTTATTTCCAAGAAACATCAGGACAACAATATGAAGTAACCACAATCGGTGTTTCTGATATTACGATTCGAAGGTTTGATGATCCGAAAGGTGGTGGATTAAAATCTATTATTGCTTCTGGAACACAGATTAGACGAAGATGGAAATACTATGATTTGTTTGATGCTGCTCCAGGAACATCAGATTGGGCTATTGGGCTAGGATTGGGTACAACAAATGCTGATGAAATGCATATTGTAGTGTATGATACCCAAGGAAAGATTACAGGATATGACAGCGATGTTGCCGGAAACAGAGGCAATGCAGTTATTGAAACATTTGAGTTTTTATCCAAACACCCAAAGGCAAAAACTGCACAAGGTGGAACAAATTACTATGTTGATGTTGTAAACAGAACTTCAGCATACATTTGGTGGATGGATCATGCTTCAGCTGGAACAAACTGGGGAACTGATATTACATCAGTAAGTTCTGTAAAAATCTTTACAGACGTTCCATTACCAATTGTTGATACACTTTCTACAGCTTCTGATGACTTTTCACCAACTGCTGGTGAAACATTGTTAGCATATGATTATTTTGCTGATCCGGATATCGTTGACATTAACTTGGTAATGGGAGGTAAGACTCCAGATAGTTCAGACGGTTTAACTCATGTTGTTGGAATGGTTGATTTGGTTGAAGGCAGAAAAGATTGTGTTGCTTTCGTATCACCAAGAAGAGAAGATGTTGTTGGTATCACAAGCGGAATAACTCAAACATTGAATGTAAAAGCGTTCTTTGATCAAGTTGCCAGTTCATCATATACAGTATTCGATTCTGGATACAAGTATATGTATGACAGATACAATGACGTATACCGATATGTGCCATTGAATGGTGACATTGCTGGTTTGTGTGCCAATACTGATAATGTAGCAGATCCTTGGTTCTCTCCAGGAGGTTTAAACAGAGGTCAGATTCGTGGTGCAGTAAAACTTGCATACAATCCAACCAAATCTCAAAGAGATATTCTTTATCCTGCTAGAATTAACCCTGTTGTTTCATTTCCAGGTCAAGGAACACTACTCTTTGGTGATAAAACTGCGTTGGCAAAACCAAGCGCATTTGATAGAATAAATGTACGAAGATTGTTCTTGGTACTTGAAAAATCTATCGCAAGAGCAGCCAAATTCCAGTTGTTTGAATTTAACGATGCGTTTACAAGAGCACAATTTAAAGCACTTGTTGAACCATTCTTACGAGATGTTCAAGGACGAAGAGGTATTACTGATTTCAGTGTTGTTTGTGATGATTCTAATAATACTGGAGAAGTAATTGACCGAAATGAATTTATTGCTGACATTTACATTAAACCTGCTCGTTCTATTAACTTTATCACACTAAACTTCATTGCGGTGAGGACAGGTGTGGCATTTAGCGAAGTAGGAGGTTGATAAATGACGACTATAGCACTTAACGGATTTACAAGTCAATTCACTAAAGGTGGTGCAAGAGCAAATCAATTTGTAGTTAAATTGACTCCACCTTCTGGTGTTTCTATTACTGGAGCAGATACCTTTAGTTTTTATATTAAAGCTGCTTCATTACCAGGAAATACTATTGAAGAAATTGCTGTGAATTATCGTGGCAGAATTCTTTATTTGGATGGTGATCGTACATTTGATACATGGACAACTACTGTCATTAATGATACGGACTTTGGTGTAAGAAATGGTCTTGAAACGTGGATGAATACCATTAATAATCTTAACACAAACGTCTCTATTGGTGGTTCTGCTGCTGGAAATATTACAACATATATGGGCGATCTTACTGTAACTCAATTCGGTAGAGGGGCAGAAAATGAAGTTTTGAAAGAATATAAATTATTGAAATGCTGGCCTACAGTAATTGCACCGATTGAATTGAGTTGGGATACTCGAAATGAAATTGAAACATTTGATGTTACTTGGCGTTATACCGAGTTTGAAATAGCGCAATAAATAATTCTACAACTTTAGTAGGATGAAATAAATTATGGCACAAATATTTGGTTTCAAAATCACCAGAGCATCAGAAGTAGAGAAGAATCAACCGACTTTTCCTACTTCTGATGATGGTGCTTACGATATTGCTGGAGGTGGGTTCTTCTCAGAATATCTTGACATGGAAGGTCGGGATAGAGGAGAACTTGATCTCCTGCGACGTTATCGTGATATTGCAATGCACCCAGAGTGTGATTCTGCAATTGAAGATATTGTAAATGAAGCAATCGTATCTGATGAGAGGGATCAATCAGTATCCGTCTCATTGGATAGATTGGAATATTCTGAAAAGATTAAAAAGAAAATAAGAGAAG